CTGAATGTAGCTGCGGTCAGGGCGCGGATCGCGCAAACCTTGAGGATCATCCACTGGATACATCCCCAACTGCAACTGCGGCTGGTCTGGATCCCAACATGTAGGGCAGACCAACATATTGATGTTTTTGGTCTTAATAACCAGTTTTCTGAGGTCTTTAAGCGGATACCGAAAGTCGCAGCGATCACACTGCGAGATTGCCCACTTCCCCGACGCGAACCTGTTTCCCATATCACGTTATATACATCTGACGCGGAACTAACCGGTCAGCAGCCTTTTCTCGGTCTTCACCCGCCGCAAAGGTCCAGTCTTCATCGTACATGGCTTTAAGCGTTGGTAGCCGTGCTTGACCCTCTGGAAGTTTTAACGCAATGTAATAGGCCAGTCCTGAAGTCAGGCATGGTAGGAATCGAAATGGAATATCAAAAGTATTAACGCCGTTGCCAGCGTCTTGTATACGGCGCATACGCCAGTAGACAAAGGTGTAATACGGGTTTGCTTGGGTGCCTTGATCTGGCACAGGCCAAACAGTGATTTTAGGACTTGCCGTAGCTCCGGGGTAATAAGGGCTTGTTGCCGGATACGCCGCTGCTGAATCTCGCTGAATCCAAACCTGAATTGGTCTTGCCTGCTGCAACTTATTTGGCAGTGTGGCGTAGGTAGAAACACTAATACGGGTAATCGTTAGATCTGCTTGGTTACTGATGTTACCCGGATTGGTACGAATGACATGCTCAAGGAGATCCACCGTATCGTTAGGAAGATTGTAAGTGGCTGTACCTTGAATAAGCGGGATCGATCCTTGCTCAATAGTCCACAGGTTGATGCCACGGTTAGCCCAATCCGCAAATAGCAAATTCATAGAACGACGGGCCGTGCGCAAATCGTAACCAGTGCGCATCTCGCCGCCAGCGCGTTCAAAGGCTTCCTCAACTATTTCATTGAGTTGTAGATTAAACGCGGTGGTACCTGAAGTCGTCATTTTACTTTCCTAAACCTAGCAGCTTTTTTAGCCACCCCAGCAGGCTGAGGGACGAATTGCTTTCCGGCTGCTTTACCGGCTCGCTTGGCTTTGGTTGTGGCGGCGTACTCTTGCGGGGAGAGCGCTTTAATGGCTTTTTCGGGGAGGTACCTTTCCCCGGTGTCCGTTGAGCGTTTGCCGCTTTTGGTTCGCCACTTTTGGGCTGTCCACGCTTTGAGGCTGCGCTGGCTTTTTGAGAGGCCACTCACTTATACCCTCCGCCAGCCGCTTTGTACTTCTTAGCAAGCAACTGTGCTTTACGTGCTGACCATTGCCCAGCAGCAGTTCCCTGCGTGCTCGATGACTTGATTTGGTCAAATAGTTTTTTGCGCATACCGGGTTTGGTGTAGTTACCAGCCTCGTTTACCTTAGACTCACCACCTGCGGCAAATCGTTTGGTTAGTTTTACTCCGCCACCGGTAATTTCTCCTTTGGTACCCATACGCTTTGATTTAGAACCATAACCCTCAAGGTACCCTTCAATATCCAAATCTTTGCCAAGTTTTTTGGTCAGAGAAGCTCGTCCGCCAAAACCTGAGCCATACTCATTTGCGCCACCCTCACCTGTAACTCGCATCGAATAATCGCTTTCTACAGGCTTTGGGATAGAGCCACCATCAGAATACATCTTGACCTCATTCGGATCATCCTTACGTTTGATCGTCTTGGCATTTGGCATTTTGGATGGGCTAATTGCTCCCATCCCGCGTGAGGCCATCATTTAGCACTTACCGCCGTTACGCATTTTGGTCATGCCGCCAGCTTTCATACCTTTGCCGCCAGACATAACAATCTGCTTGCCTTTGGTTTTGCCTTTTACGGCAACGCCATCTTTACTTGGAGCTGCAGTTTTTACAGCACCCATTTTGGAAGCAGTCATACCACCTTTAGCATATTTCATGGTCTTTCCTTTCGTAAATTCACTACCTACAGACTGGGGGACCCCCACCTTTTTTGCAAACTTTGGGTTATTAGCCACAGCCTGCATAAACTTTTCCTGCTTTTTAGATACGGCTGGCATTAGATCATCTTCCCACGAGTCTTACCACGAACCGCACAACCATCAGCACGCTTGGAAGCCGAACCAACTGAACCACCAGCCCGCTTTTTCTCAGGCGTAGATTTCTTGGCTATCTCTTCTCTGGTTCTACCCTTGTACTTATCTTCCTGAGTAAAACCAACGGCATCACCTAATTTACTAACGCCAACAACGGCTTTCTTTAACATGCCATCCGGCATGTTTTCTTCTATATAAGTGGTACGACCTTCAACTTTTTTGTCTTGCGAACCAGCCATCACTTACCCCTTTTGAATAAGGCGATCAATCTTTTCTTCAAGGCGATTAAACCGCTGGTCAATGTGTTCAGTAATGCGTTCAACTTCTGCTTTAGTGACGTTATCACGAGCAACCTCCACACGTGTTTGGTTAAGAAGTATTTCTACATCGCCTAACTTTTTAAACTTTTCGTGAGCCATATACGCCACCAAAGCGAGTATAAGACTTAAACCACCGTTCCATAGAAGAATTGTGTTATCCATATCAGCACTTCCACGCCCGTAGGGATTTGTTAATGCGGGAGTTTGGATCATTGGCTGTCTTGGCTGAAGTTAACTTCTTCTTCATACCGGTCATCCGGGCACAAAACGATTTCTTGCGTGAACCACCTTCGGGTTGCGGAGCCTTTAAGCCGGGCTTGCCGGGATTGGCAGCGTTGTACGATGCCCTCCCCTTAGCGTTTAGCCCACCTTTTGGGTTCTTACCCTCTTTGCGTTGCCACGCAGGAGTTTTAGCCATTACACCATCCGTCCTTTAGTTTTACCTTTTACAGCACAACCGTCGGCGCGTTTGGAGGCTGAGGAAACAGAGCCGCCTTTTTTAAGTCCAAGTTCTTTTTTGGCTTCCCCAACACGGCGCTTACGCATTTCAGTAGCAGAACCATAGTCTGGCTCGTCTTTCATTCCTTGCATTTTACGGCCTGCGCTAACAACATCCTTAAAAATAGCCGATGCTTTACCGCCAAAAGATTCATCTTCTTCAAGTTGTTTGCGAACTTTTTCTTGACGTTCTTTTTTACGAAGTTCTTTTAACGATTCACCAGTGTACGTTTTACCGTCACGGCTTTCCATTTCTTCATAAACGTCCGCAGGTAATTTAGCCATAGAACACCGTAATCGAAGTTAAGTCCGTTACATCAGCGTAAACGCTGGTTTCGCAACGAAGTCCTTCAGCAGGAATAACCACGTTAAACGGTGCCGGGGTACTGCTAGCAGGCCAGCTCGATTGAAAAACAGTCGTGCCGCCCGTGCCGCCATCTTTTATAACTAGCGAACCTGCGGTTGTGGCAGGAGAAATTAAGATCCCCCGAACACGCGCAGGTCCACCAAAGATGTCCCCGTCATTAGTACGATACGTACTTTTTACGTCCGTCTGCATACCCATACGGGCCTCCTAATTAGACGCTTTGCTGACCGAACAGTGGGTCTTCTACGAAGTAAATAATAGTTCCAGTTACCGTACCGCCCGTAGGAGCATCGCCCGTGTTTGCACCGCCGGTGATATACACCAATTCAGTTGTAGACATAGGACCGCCAAGAGAAGTACCTGTACCGCTATCACCCCACACTACTTGCTTTTTACCTGCGTCAGCAGCGTAGTTATCAATTAAAGCCGTTGGACTGGCTGTGCCTGTGGTATAGAGCGTGAAGCCCATATCCATAGTTGGAGTAGATCCACCAGTGCCAAGAGCGTTAAATTGAATTGCTGTAATAACTGCGCCAGCAGGCAAAATAACGGCGGGGGCGCCGGTAGCAGAAGATACTTTAACGGTAGTAGTGTTTACAAGCGTTGGATCAAAATAAAATTCTGCAGCCATTAAGCCAGAACCACAGTACGCGGTGCGAGTTTGATCTCCACCGCCAGAGCGCCAAATGCTTTGGGTAGTTGAAAGTGCCATGTTGTCCTCGTGTAGTAGCACATCGCCTTGGAATCTCTACTAAGTCTGCTGGGTCAGT